GAATGAAAATTTAATCATTGGTATGGATTTTAACGTTTTGAAAATGGCTGCCGTCATATATGTGATTCGAGATGGTAAGCCGCTAGCACTGGATGAAATGGTTGGAGTGCGTGATACACCGACGATGGCCACATTACTTATTGAGCGTTTTCCATTTCATGAAATGACGGTAATACCAGATGCCGCAGGGCAATCGACTTCATCAAAAAATAGTAGTGAGTCGGATCATCAAATTTTACGTGATAAAGGATTTACAGTTGAAGTTGATGGAATAAACCCAGCCATTAAAGATCGTATCAATGCGGTGAATGCACTCATTCTAAATGGTGATAATGAACGTACGCTATTGGTGAATACGAATAAATGTCCACGTTTTACTGAAACCTTAGAGCAACAGGTTTACGACGATTTTGGTATGCCAGATAAGAAATCTGGGCTTGATCACGTTGGTGATGCTGGTGGCTACCCATTAGCTAAGCGTTTCCCAATTATTAAACCAGTCACCCGACTCGATATCCCTATTTTTGGAAGAAGAAGATGAAAGGCATTACATCTAAACATGCTGATTATCTCAAGCACATCGATCTTTGGACAAAAGTAGATGATGTTTGTGAAGGTCAGAAAGCAGTTAAGGCAAAGGGTAAAACCTATTTACCCGTTCCTATTACTTTTGGGAATGGGGATAAGGATCGGTATGAAGAGTATTTAGATCGTGCTGTATTTTATGGTGTGACTGGACGAACTTTGAATAGTCATGTTGGATCGGCATTTAATAAGCTGCCTGATTTTAAGCGTCTAGATGATTTGGAATATCTAGTTCGAAACGCAGATGGTTCGGGAAGAAGTATTTATCAAGCATCACAGCATTCACTGCGACTTATTTCAAAGCATTATCGCTGTGGTGTTTATGTTGATTATCCGCAAGTTGCGCCATCTCGCAATCGTGCTGAAGATAAGTTGAAAAATGCTTTTCCGATGATTCATATCTTGAAAGCAGCTTCGGTTGAAGATTGGGACCATATTATTGTTGGGAATCAGAAAAAGACTTCGTTTGTAAAGATTCGAGAATCTGTAGCTACTCGAAGTGCTGATGGCTTTGGTCGTGAAATTAAAGATCAGTATCGTGTATTACGTTTAGAAGAAACTGAAACGGGTCATGTGTATACAGTTCAAATCTATACGCAGAATGAAAAGGGCGAATGGATTGAAGGGGGTAAATATATTCCCACTGATTATCACGGTAAAACTTGGTCCTATATTCCATTCACGTTTTGTGGTGCTGTAGACAATACGGATGAGATAGGTAACGCACCTTTACTGGAGCTTGCTGAAATCAATTTGGCGCATTACCGCAATAGTGCTGATGTTGAAGAATCAGGTTTTATTGTGGGTCAGCCAATCATCTCAATGCCAAATATCACGACTGAGCAATACAAAATCATTAAAGAGGATGGTTTAGCTATTGGTGGACGTTCGGGATTCCCAACAAAGATTGAGATTGTTCAAGCAAAAGAAAATAACCTTGCCAAAACCCTCATGACTGATAAATGGGCACAGATGAAAGAAATGGGTGCTCGACTTATTGAGGTTGGATCGGCAAATAAAACTGCGACTCAAGCCGATAATGAAGACTCTGTGCAACATTCAGTTTTATCACTCGCCGTATCAAATATCAGTGAAGCCTTTCAAATGGCTTTACGGTGGTGCGCAAAGTTCTCATTGCCAAATCATGATTTAAGTCCTGATGAGCTGAACTATGTTATTTCGCAAGACTTCAACAAGCCTAAATTCAGTGAGGAACGTGCTAAGCGTCTTTATGAGGCTTGTGTGGGTGGCAACTTGCCTTGGGTAGTCTGGTATCAGTACGAACAGACTGGGATCTTCTCGGAAGAAAAATGGGAAGAAATTGAGAAGAAAATAGAGCAACGTAATGATGGCTCTAATAATATGGATGAATAAAGATGAGTGATTCAGCGCAAAAAGCCTTACTTGATGCGCTGAGCCAGCATCAAGCTTATCTATATCGGGCATCCTCTCAGAACGTCAATGATCTGATCAAAGTCTTTGATCGATTATCCAATGAGCAGCTGCTTAAATTAAGTGAGCTACTTGAGGGTTTAACTGATTCAGAGCGTAAAGCGCTACAAGGTCTTAATTTTTCGAGTAGAGCAAAAGCCAGTAAGAATATTGAGGAAATCAAGGCCACTTTAAGCGAGTGGTTTTCTTCATTAAATACAGAGCTACCTGTAATATTTGAGCAATCAGCTATTGCCTTGGCGGTTTATGAGGCTGGCTATACCGTCGCTCTGATGGGCGAAACACTTAAAGTTAATGGCGAAAAGATATACCAGCAAGCCAAGAAATCTCCATTCTCTGGTGGCCAGTTAGTCGATTATCTTTTTAAAGATATTTCCTCATCGCTTCGCAAGAAAGTGGAATACGTTATTCGTGATGGATTTTCACAAGGCCAGACCAATCAGCAGATTGTGCAGCGGATTAAGGGTAAGAAGGCGCTTGATTACAAGGATGGAATACTTCAATCGGAACGCCATGTCATTGAAAGGCAGGTTAGGACGGCCCGAAGTCATGTAAGCACATCGACTTATATTGATACCTATAAAGCGCTTGGTTATCAATATGTGAAGGTCGTCGCGACTTTGGATGGTAGGGCCTGCAAGTACTGCGCATCAATTGACGGCACCGTGTATCACATTGACGATCCATTGCGGCCACGTTTTCCAGTGCATCCCCATAATCGCACTACTTACGTTGGTTGCGATAAAGATGGAAATATTGCAGGCATGCGCCCATTTGTGGCTGATAGCAGATCTGTGAAAGATATACCTAAAGATCAGCGTGATGGCAAGATCGGTCAGGTTGATGCGAATACATCATTTAAGTCTTGGTTTGATGATCAAGATGATGGATTTAAGCGTCAATGGCTTGGTAAAACTAAATATGAGCTTTATGAAAAAGGCGAGTACAGCTTAGATAAATTTGCAGATCCGCTGAATAAGCGTGGTTATACATTGGCTGAGCTTAAGGCTTTGGATAAAAAGACTTTTGAGGTGGTGGGGTTATAAAACTAATAAATTGTTTATTTTTTGTTATAATTGTGAAAAATATATACAGTTTATATAGTTATGATTAGATTATTTTTATTATTCATCTCTATGATGATGATCTATACATCAGTTAGCGCTGCTGTATCAGTTCGTGGTTATTATAGGAGTAATGGGACTTATGTTAGCCCGCATATGAGATCCAGCCCAGATGGAAACTTTAATAATAACTGGAGCACTGTTGGGAATGTTAATCCGTATACAGGTAAGTCAGGTACCAAGAAATCTCCATCTTATTCATCGAATTACAATTACACTCAGTCACAAGATTATTCGAGTCAGCCGCAAAATTACAATACTGTCCCATCAAGCGAAGCCTCTAAATCTTCATATGAGAATGCGAAAACAGCCTCAACAATAAGTTTAATACCTAGATCTACTGTTGAAACAAATAGCATTCAGGTAAACGGAGTTAATTGGGTTTTATTGGGGAAAAGTGCTTCAGATGCAACCTATATCGGCAAAAAGAAAAAGGAATATTATGGTGATGGTTTGCCTGTAGTTTCTTTAATGTATACAGGGGTTATGAAAAGTAATGGGCGTCTAACTTGGCTAGGTAAGCGTTTTTTAAAAGTAAAAGTTAATTGTTCTAGCAATAAAATTTCGCCAATTGCTGATGCGGTTGTTAACTCAAGTGGAAATGTGGTTAGGGATACTGTATTAAGAGAAAATGATGAGTTCTCATGGTTCTTAATTAGTGATTTGTTTGACCAAAGAAAATTTTACTTAATTTCAGAGGCTTGCTCGTAAGTAAAAAGCCAACTGATAAATATTTATGAAAGCACCCAACTGGGTGCTTTTTTATTGCCTGCTGAAAGCGGATGCAGACAGCGTAACGAGCGGATGCTCACTTAAATATAGGGTCGGATGACTTATGAAACTTAAAACAGTAACTGTCGAAGGCAAAACCTACGCAGAAGTGAATGAACAAGGATTGCCTTTGTATATTCACGATGATGGTAAAGAGGTTGCCCACGATGCACCGCAGACAGTAGCAACGATTAGCCGCTTAAATGGTGAAGCAAAAACCAATCGCGAACGCTATGAAACTGCTGAAACCTCGCTTAAAACATTTGAAGGTATTGAAGATCCAGTGGCAGCTAAAAAAGCCTTAGAAACTTTGAAAAACTTCGACGATAAAAAACTGGTGGATGCCGGTGAGGTCGAAAAAGTAAAAGCTGAAGCGATTAAGGCTATTGAAGATAAATACGCCCCGATTGTTCAAGAGCGTGATGCTTTCCAATCTCAGCTGCATAACGAGCTTATTGGTGGTGGTTTCTCTCGTTCTAAGTTTATTCAAGACAACATTGCTGTACCGGTGGACATGATTCAAGCCACGTTTGGAAAGAACTTTCAGATTGAAAACGGCAAGGTCGTGGCGGTTGGTGCGGATGGTCAAAAAATCTATTCACGCACTCGTCCAGGTGAAGTCGCTGACTTTGATGAAGCCTTAGAGTCATTGGTTGGTGGATACCAACACAAAGATTCAATT